NCTGCTACTAATAACGTAGTGACAAAAGCACGGGAACGGACGTATCGAGAAAATGAAGAGGTTATAAAAGGTGTAGAATATATAGCTACGCTTGATAGTCGGACTACGGAGATATGTGCAAGTTTGGATGGTAAGGTTTTCCCGATAAATGAAGGACCGAGACCACCCCAGCACTGGAATTGCAGAAGTAGCTCCGCACCTGTATTAAAGTCATGGAAACAACTTGGGATAAAACTTGATGAAGCTCCTCCAGGAACAAGAGCTTCGTTGGGTGGGCAAGTATCAGGGGACATAAAGTATAATGATTGGCTTAAAAAACAACCAGTGGCAGTGCAGGATCAAGCCCTCGGTCCCACTCGTGCAAGATTGTTTAGGCAAGGCAAGATAAGAGCGGATCAGTTGGTAACTAAAAGAGGTGTGCCGATGACGTTAAAAGAATTAAAAACAGCTGAAGAGCTAACGGATAAGGATATTAAAATAGAGCGGAAGGAAGCGAGTTAATGGATGCTCTCCTTGTGATTTCGATTCAAGGTGCAGAAACTGCGGTTTCTGCGTACAGGATGGGTGACGTGTGCGACCTTGTGACTCCGACAAGGACGCAAGAGTCTTTAGTGGGAAATCGAGTAACCGGAGCGAAGAGAGTACCACCCCATCCAGATAAAATTTCAATGCACCAGGATGGTGCTTACTATAAGACAGGAAGTCTTTTTTATTTGTTAAGGAAAAAAGTATGGCAAAGTTGAAGGTAGTTGTGGATTCGTTGGATGAACTCGATGAAGGACTCAGAGAGATTTATGTAGAAAGTGATGATGGTAAACATTATTTACAGTTGGAGGGTGTAGATGACCATCCCGATGTTAAAGGTATGAAGGTAACGCTCGATGAAGTCAAGGCTGGCAGGAAGCAAGCCAAGGATGCATTAAAAGCAGCGGAAAAAGAGCGTGATGCATTGACTCTGAAGGTGTCGGAGTTAAATGTAAAGGTTGATGAGAAAGATGAGAACAGCAAAAATGTTGAGGAAAAACTAGCAACACTAAAAACCGAACTTGCGGGAGTGTATGAGAAAGATACTAAAGAGAAAGATGAAAAAATAGCGGCTCTTACACAGGAATTGGATGACTCAACTGTAGGCGTAGAGATTAAAACTGCATTGGTAGAAGCTGACATTGAAAGTAAAAACGCTCAGTTACTTGAACTCTACATGAGGCCGAAGGCTAAAAGGCAAGAAGGCAAGGTAGTAGTTATGGGTGACAATAATATCCCACTGACAGGGAAAGGCGGTGCGGATATGACGGTAGAAGAGTACGTCAATGGACCATTGAAGGACATGTTTCCACAAGCATATCCGAGTGCAAACCCATCCGGGACAGGCAGTCCGGGGAACGCTGATACGAGTACCACCACTCTTAGCAGTGGTCAGATACGGCGTTCAGATTGGGTTGCGTTGACCCCTTTGCAGCAAGCAGAGAAATCGCTTGATGAAAACGGTCAACCAAAGAAGGGTTTTAAAATTGTTGATGATTGATTTTTTAAGGATTTAAAATATGGCAAACACTATTGATGTTGACCTTTATCCTCATCTTTATAGTAGGATATATCAGGTCGCAAGAAAGCAGACCGGTTTCATCGGTGCGGTGAATTCCAACTTCGCACCTGAAATGGTTGATGTGAACAGCATGGGTAAGTCAAAAACATACGTGAAAGTGCCGATTGCCGGGGCTGGAACGGCTGCGGACTTCACCCCTGCGCAGACTGCAACGATCGGCGGTAATACTACAGATACCGAAATATCTGTTCAGATAACCAAGAGTAGGAAAGTTGCTTGGCATCAAACGGTTGCTGAGAGAAAATCTCTTGACGTTGGTGGAAGCGGGAATGCACGTACCTTGTGGCTTCAGAAGTTTGAATCTTCTGCTGAAACGCTTATGGACGAAGTTGAACTTGAAATTGCAGGAGATATATACAAAGAAGCTTCAAGGGCGCGTGGTGTTGCGGGTACAACCCCGTTTGCATCTGATCTTTCTCCGCTTACCGCTTGTAAAAGAGAGCTTGATGACAATGGATGTCCTCAATCGGGCCGTTCTTTCGTAATGAGTTCTGCTTCATCTGAGAACTTTATGAATCTTAATATCGTACAGGCTGCGAATGCAGCGGGTAGCACCGATTTCTTACGTAACGGTGTTTTACTTAATCACCTTGATTTCGATATGAGGATTTCACGTAGTATATCTGCGGTTACTAAAGGTACCGCCACAGGCTTTGATGCCAATGGTGGGGAACCAGTGGGTGAAGTTACTATCGTATGTGATGGTTCTGATAGCGGTACTATACTTGCAGGTGACATTGTTACTTGGGTTGGTGATACCAATAAGTATGTTGTGGCTAATACCACACAGAGTCTTAGTGCTAGTGCAACGGGTAATATTGTTATTAACAAACCAGGTATGAAGGTTACTCTTGCAGATACGGTTGAAGGTACTCTTGGTGGGAACTTCACTCCTAATATCGCTTTACAGCGTGATGGATATGTTCTTGCTACAAGACCTCCGATGATCGAAGAGAACAACACGGTTAAATCTGTAACTCAAGTTATGGATGCAAAATCAGGTCTTACCTTTTCACTTGTTGAACTCGATGGTTATGGACTCATAACTTGGGAAGTTCATCTGTGTTGGGGTAAAGCGGGTATTCAGCCTAATTTCATTGTCAATTATCTTGGTTAATTTTATTTAAATAGAAAGGAGAATTGACATGGGTTATGTTGAAACTTTAAATAACATGAATCCCACAGCACAGAAGACGAGTCTTGGCACTCTTATATCAGCAGCCGGTTCTATAAATACTCCTGGAAGTATTTTTTATGTTGACTCAACGGTTGGCGTAGATGATGCAGATAGGGATGGAACAAGCTGGTCGGAAGCAAAAGCCACTATTGATGCTGCGGTGAATCTTTGTACTGCGGATTACGGTGATGTGATACTTGTTTCTTCACGACACACAGAGAATCTTGGTGCGGATAGTGCGGTAGATATAGACCTTGCAGGTGTGAGTGTTATCGGTGTACGTATCGGAAGACAAATGCCCACACTTACGGCTACAGCTATAGCAGGTGACTTAAAACTTGCTGCTAATAATGTTACTATAGCAAATCTCAGGTTTGTAGGCGGTATTGATGCTACAACTGGATGTATAGAAGTAACAGGCGATGACTGTGCTGTAATTAATTGTGAATACCGAGATAGTACCGGACAGGCAACAGATATTCTTATTACAAATAATGCAATGAGAATTTTAGTTGATGGATTCCGTGTTATAGGTGCTGTTGGGGACGGTGGAGATTCCGCGATAATGCTTGACGAATGTGATCACGCAGAAGTCAAGAATTGTCATATTATAGGTAACTTTGATGTAGGGGCTATTGAGTGCCGCACTACAGCCTGTGATGATATTTGGGTACACGATTGTATCGTAAAAACTTATGGAGCTGAAGATTTAATAGTTGCGGATACTATTACAGGTTCTACGGGTTTTATTGGGCCTAATATTTTCGCTCAGTTATTAGACGATGCGGATAACATTACTGCTGCTGTTACCGGGGCTACGTTTGTTATAGTCGGTTCAGTAGAAATTGTTAATGCCGCAGCTGAGAAGGCTATACCGATTACGTGGACTGAATCGGCTGACGAGTAACCATTTTAATTTAAGAAAGGAAAGAAATGGGAATAAGTTATATACCCCCGGTTAATACAAGGGGGGATTTGGCGCCCGGTCAGGTATGGTGTGTTAATTCTAGAAGAGGTCACGATACCAACAATTCGGGTAAAAATTGGGCTTCTGCTCTCGCTACAGTCGATGCGGCTGTTAATAAAAGTGCGAATAATACGAATGATGTTATTCTTGTTGCACCTGATCACGCAGAAACATTTTCAGCAACTGCGGGTGTAACGGTAGATGTGAATGGCATCGCGATTATCGGATTAAGGCAAGGCGGGATGATGCCAACATTTACATTTGACACAAGTGTGGATTCAGATGTTATTGTATCTGGAAACAATGTCCTGATTGAGAATATCCGGTTTATTAATGACCTTGATGCAACTACCGGTATATTAAACATCACAGGAAATGATGTGACGATACTTAATTGCGAATACCGGACTACGACAGGAGAGGCAACGGATGTCATTGTGACTAATAACGCACTGCGATTAGTTATTGACGGATGGCGTCATATAGGCGCATTGGCTGATGGTGGTGACTCTGCAATCATGCTCGATGAGTGTGATCATGCAATTGTTAGAAACTGTCACATTATAGGTAATTTTGACGTTGGAGCTATTGAATGTCGTACTACGGCTTGTGATGACATTTGGATTCATCACTGCACTATCAAAACGGCAGGTTCTGAGGACTTAATTATTGCTGATACCATAACAGGTTCAACAGGATTTATTGGACCGGAAATCAACTGTGAATTAGCAGACAATGCGGCGAATATAACTGAAGCAGTTGCAGGGGCAACCTTCACGTTTATTCAGCCTATTCGTCTGGTTAACCTTGTTGGTGAAAGTTCGTTGGAAACCAATATTACGGCTTCAACAGACTAATTTTGATTTTATTTTGGGTGAGGCAATTTCGCCTCACCCTTCCCTATGGGGATAGAAGAAAGGTAAAAGAATGGCAAGAGAAGAATTTAAGATTACGAAACTTATTAAACCTATTTTAAAAACGAACCCAGAAGATGGTTCACAGAAAATGGTGGATGATGACAAGTATGCTCTTGATAAAGATATTGAGAAATGGGAAAAAGAGGGCTATAAAATTGATAGTGTTGAGATTGTATTCCGTAACTTAACACAAAAACAGAAAGAACGGTATCTTGAAGGTAAATACATCAAGAAAACCCGTAAGGAAAAAACACCTGCGGAACGTGCACAGGAAGAATTGTTTAGAAATATTCTGGGTAGTTCAGTAGAGGAACTTGCTGAGATATGTGAGCAGTATGAGTTGGATATCGTACTTGGCAAGTATCCGAAACTTGCAGAGAAACAGGCTGCGGTTATAAATGCGATTGAAGCACAGGAAGCAGAAGCAAAGGCGAGTGTAGAAATGGAAGTTTCTACAGAAGAACCAAAAGAGGATGAGGGCAGTGATGAGAAAGAAGACGAAGAAGAAGCTCTTATCCAACGTGTTAAAGGATGTACGATAAAGGCTCTTGGTGAATTAGTAGAAGAGCTTGAACTTGATATAGACCTTGATGATTACAGCAGAAAAGCAGAAATGCAGGATGCTGTTATTGCAGTGATAAAAAATAAGGAGTAAAAAAATGGCTGTAACGTATAAAGAAGGCAGGGTATTATTTACAGCAACAGGTAATACAACTACTGAAACTGGACCGTTTATGGTAAAAGGTTTTAACTGGTCTGGTGCTGCCAACACTAATACGTTGGTAGTAGACGATGAAGATGATTTTGAATTATTTAATGCTGTTGCCGAAACAGGTGCGTTAGAAGTAAACTATAACCTCCCAAAACCACTACCTGCAACGCAAATTAAAGTGACAATGGGTGGTGGTACTCTATTGGTTTATATATAAGGAAAGCTATGGCAAATGTCGAAATGATTACTAAGGCTGGCAGAGAACTTGTACAAGAATCGCGGGTAAATAGATACCTAAGTAAAGGTGCGAAGTTTCTGCGTAAAAAAGACGAAGAAGCTTATGTAGCAAGAATAGCCGATGAACGAAAAGAGAAAAAGGCGGTTATTGAAGTGAAAAAAGAAGAGAATGCCAAGGCTGAAACCAAAAAGATTGAGAAACGCGAGAAGAAAAAAGAAAAGGCTAAAAAGAAGAAAGAATCTATAGATAAGGAACAAGATTAATTGGAACGCAAAGGGATGGTACTCACTTACCATAGGGGGTGAGTATGTACCCTTTGTTGTTCCTTATAGGGTAGAAAGGTAAAGCATGGCCATAGAATTTACTGTTGAGGACGGTACAGGATTAAGTACTGCAACGAGCTATTTATCTACAGCAGATACCGATCAGTATAACGAAAACTATATAAATGATTCTACTTGGAGTGGCGCAGCAGCGGGTGCAAAACAATTAGCATTAAATCAAGCTACTTTATATATTGATACTCTCTATTATGGTCGTTGGAAGGGAGAACGCACTAACGAAACACAGGCTTTGGCATGGCCCAGAGTTGGGGTGGTAGATGCGGATGGATATGATTATGATAGCGATGAAATGCCACAAAAGCTATTGGATGCTACCGCAGAATTAGCAATTGCAGCTGCTACCGATGGTGTATTGTTAACTAATCTATCTTCACCCGGTACTATCAAGCGGAAAAAAGTCAAAGCTGATGTGGTAGAATCCGAAAAGGAATATGTAGGTGGATTATCCCCTCAAAAATTATATAGTATGGCTTTAGAGCAGTTACGGGGTTTATTTATTCCTTCGAATAGGATTTTTAGGGCGTAAGTATGAGCAATACCGAACTTGATGATGATCTAATACCCGATGTAACGGAATTATTGGCAGATTTTGGTAAGAATGCCACGTTTTCTGATCCGGCATCGAAGTCATATAATCCTCGTGACGGTGGTACGGATGAGGGCACGGTGACAGAATATACATGGAAAGTTACACCACCTGTGCAGACAAATATGTATGTAGATGCAGATTTGAAGCAGGGGCGTTTATGGAGAGCATTTATCGCAGCGGAAGATATTACTTTTATCCCTACCAAGGGATATAAAGTAACTCTGGCAAGCGATGAATGGCAAATACACGAAATTAAAACTATATATGCCGGTAATTTAGTTGCCGGATATACTTTATGGTTGAGGGCGTAAGATGGTTTTAAGACGCACAGAAGCAAGTGTAAAAAAGTTTAATCGTGAAGTGAATAACTTTGCGAAGACATTAGATAGCAAACATTTCCGTCCGTTTTTGCAGAAATTAGGCATAGAAGCATTGGGTGGGATCGTCAGAATGACCCCTGTGGATACCGGACGGGCAAGAGGTAATTGGCAAGTGGCAATAAATCATTCTATTACAAATGAAGTTAATAGGCTTGATGCGAATGGTGGATCAACGATTACACAGGGAGTCAATGTTATAAGAGGACAATTACCATCTAAGGCAGTTGGGCAAGCAATACACATAACAAATAATGTACCGTATATAGAGGAATTGGAAAGCGGAACTCAAAGTAGCCAAGCACCACGCGGAATGGTAGCGGTTACATTAGCGCGATTAGCACTTATGTTCGCAAGGGTACGATAATGGGTTTCGCATCTGCAGCAAATACTATTCGGGCTAAGTTTATGGATGATGTGATTTTGAATATTAAAGAAACCACACCGATATTATCGGCCAAAACTACGGTAAGCGCAAGTACTACAGATGATTCGTTCAATGATACTACAGAAGATTTAAGCGTGTTTGATGGGGAGAATACTATAGTGGTATCGGGATTTGCGAATAGTGGGAATAACGGAGTATTCACTATAATTGCAGTTACAGAGGATAAGATAACCGTGCAGGAAAACTTAACTACGGAAGCTGTGGGGCAATCCGTGACAATTGAAACCGGGGTAAGTGTTCAATATGATAATGATGGAGCATTTGTGCAACCCAATAACCGCAGATGGATACGATTCAATATACTTGATGGTGAGGCTTTCCAACGTACCACAGGGACAAATGCACGATTTGAGTATCCCGGTGTAATAATGATACAGATATTTACTCTTGCAGATCAAGGTGATGCTATTGCACGGGCAATGGCAGATACGATAAATACGTATTTTAGACGTACCCGTGATACGGTGGGTGCGGATAAGATAGTTTTTAAAACGCCCTCATACGATCCGATTGGAGTTGAGGGAAGATTTTGGCAGACGAATGTTAATATACCTTTTTATTTTGAGAATACGGATTAACTTTAGGAGAATGTTATGGGCGCTGATGCTGATGCTGTAACCTTTCGGTTTACAGAGGAATTAAGTAGCAGTTATGGAACTGTCCCTGCTAGTGACTTATCTGCAAAAACCACGGTGGCGGTAGACAGTACGGATGACACTTATAATGATGCAGTGGAAGATTTAAGTGTTTTTACCGCAGGGCAATTTGTTTATGTTTCGGGGTTTACGGAAACCGCTAATAACGGGCTTAAAACCGTATCTTCGAGTTCTACGCCTACCGGTACATATTCCGCTTCTACGATAGCTGCGGATACTACTGATGATAGCTATAATGATGCTGTAGTAGATTTAAGTAATTTTACAGCAGGACAGAAGATACTTGTAGCAGGATTTACAGAGGCCGGTAATAATGGTACAAAAACCGTTGTATCTGCTACAGCTAATAAGATGATAGTAGAAGAGAACCTCGTTACTGAAGCATTGGGTGATGCTGTTACTATTGCTTCGGTAAGTGAATTAGCTGTTGAGGAAAGTCTTACGACTGAGGCTTTAGGAGATACTGTAACAATTCAATCTGCTATGAAAGAGTTAGAGGTTGTATCGGATGGATTGCAACAGGAAACTGATTCACAAGAGTCTGATACACTACGTGACGATGCACAG